AATATGGTTATACGCCAAAGTATCGATATGATCACAAGAAAGCACTTTGGCTCTGTCTCAATGCAGTCAATGCTTTAGAAGGTGTTCGTTTCTATGTTTCGTTTGCATGTTCGTGGAACTTTGCCGAACTCAAGAAGATGGAAGGTAATGCCAAAATCATCAAGCTCATCGCTCGTGACGAGAACCTTCATCTTGCCTCAACTCAGCAGCTCCTCAAGATTCTTCCAAAAGAAGATCCAGACTTTGCTAAGATACAGGAAGAGACTCGGGATGAATGCATCAACATTTTCCATGAGGTTGTCACTCAAGAAAAGAAGTGGGCTAGTTACCTTTTCAAGGATGGCTCGATGATCGGTCTTAATGAGTCAATGCTTTGTGACTTTATTGATGAACGTGCAGACAAATGCCTAAGAGCTATGGGTCTACCAACACAGTTTGGTAATAAGCAGAAAGTTCTTCCTTGGACTGCTAAATGGATTGCAGGTGCTGATGTTCAGGTAGCACCACAAGAAACCGAAATTTCGTCATATGTTATCGGTGAAGTAAAACAAGATATTAATGAGAATTCATTCAAAGGATTCTCATTGTAAGGAGATTAAATAAATGGATTGGATTACGTGTACTGAATGTCAAGAAGAATTTAAAGTAATTGCGGATAGTCTAGAGTCAATCTCATATTGTCCATTCTGTTCAGCGGATATTGTTGAAACTGAAGATGAAGAATCAGAAGATCTAGATGAATAAATAAATCTTTTAGTTGATTGAAAGATTTATGAATGTCGTGGTTTTATAAAGATAAAGAATTCGAATACTCAGATGAATGGTATGGTTTCATTTATCTGATTGAGAATCTAAAAACCGGTCGTAAGTACATAGGCCGTAAATATCTAACTAAAGCCGCATATAAAACAGTCAAGGGTAAACGAAAGAAGATCCGTAAAGAGTCCGATTGGGAAACTTATTACGGATCTTCTCCGTCTTTACTTGCCGATGTTGAGTTATATGGTAAAGAACATTTTAAACGTACTATTTTAAGATTATGTAAATCTCGCGGAGAATGTAATTATTTCGAGGCCAAAGAGATCTTTGACAAAGATGCGGTACTAGATGGGAACTATTACAATCAATGGGTAAGCTGTAAGGTTCAAGCTAGTCACGTAAAATCATTACATTTTAATAATCAGGAGACTACATGAAGTGGGTAACATTTTAGAACATAAGCATTTAATTATTCGTGCAGAGCTTACAGATCCACCATACGATGCAATTGACATCAAACGTTGGATGCGAAATCTAGTAGATGCTATCGGCATGAATATACTAATGGGTCCATATGCGATCTATTCAGATATGGTTGGCAATCAAGGTCTTACTGCGGTTACTATTATTGAGACTAGTCATATCGCTATTCATGTTTGGGATGAATGTGAACCTGCACTTATGCAGATGGATGTATATACTTGTAGTACTCTTGATATTAATGATGTTTTTAAAGCTATTGAAGAGTTTAAACCCACAAAGATTGAATATAAATTCATCGACCGTGAAAAGGGGTTGACATTAATTGGCAATGGTGTAATATAGTATTTGTGATTTGTAATGGAGATTAATCATGGGTAAAAAGAAAATTCGTAGTACTAAAACTTCAAGTGGTGCACATAGCAATGTTTCAAGAAGCACACTGAAGCTTGTAGCTTCAACTAAGTGTCCAATTGAAAAGGCACTAAATGTTGTAAAAGCTTGGAAGCAAGGTAAGAATCCTTGGATTACTGTAAAGAATACTGATGGATCTACAAATAGACCCTTCATCAAAGTTCGTGCAAACAGCATTTATGGCAATCCTAAATTTTCCTCAAGCGGTCTATTTAAAGGTAACGATGAATGAATGTACTGATTTATACTAAACCTGGTTGTGGTCCTTGTCTCAAGGCAAAAACTCTACTAAAGATTAAAGGTGTTCCATTTACTGAAATGGTAATTGGCTCTGATCTTCTAGCAGAAGATTTTATTGCTACATACCCAACACAGAAAACTGCTCCTCTTATTATTATCGATGAACAAAAGATTGGTGGATATAATGAACTCGTTGAATACTTTGACAGCCGACCACAATTCCTCGCAGGTTGATGTTCTTTCTAAGCTACTTCGTGAGAATGTAGTAAATGTAGTCTTTGTAAAGAAAGACGGAACAGAACGAATCTTGAACTGTACTCTGAATCCTTCACTGCTTCCTGCACAGGATACCGAAACAAGTTCCACCCGCAAATCAAATCCTGAAGTGATGTCCGTATGGGATGTTGATAATTCAGGTTGGCGATCATTCCGTCTTGACTCAGTACTAACAATGTCGGTTGGTGCTTAATGGGTTTTGCTAAAGATAGACATTCCACTAATGCTATGGGTGGAACTGAATTAATGAAGTTTGAACTTCAGAAGCGACTTGATTCAACTTTGCTTGATGAGTTTCAAATCTTTCTATCAAGAGTTGAAGAACCTCTAGATGAGTCAAAGATAAGACTCTACTGGATTCATGATCTGCCTGGTGATCCAGGTGCTGAACATTTAAAGAATGGTGGATGGAATAACTTCCATAAGCTTATTTTTGCTTCTAATTGGCAAATGCAAGCATTCATCAACTACTATGGAATTCCATGGTCAAAATGTATCGTTCTTCAGAATGCTATAAATCCTATCCCAGCACATGATAAACCAAAGGATACTATTCGTCTTGGATATTGGTCAACACCACACCGTGGTCTCAACATTTTGGTTCCTGTATTCGACAAATTGTGTGAGAAGTATGACAACATCGAGCTCGATGTCTATTCATCTTTCAAACTCTATGGATGGGAACAACGAGATCAAGAATTTAAAGATCTATTCGCGGCCTGTGAATCACACCCCAAGATTAATTATCACGGGTCAGTTTCAAATGAAGAACTAAGAGAAAATCTCAAGCATATCCATATACTAGCTTATCCAAGTATTTGGCCCGAAACATCTTGTATTACTCTTATGGAAGCTATGTCAGCAGGTATTTTAGCTGTTCATCCTAACTTTGCTGCACTTCCAGAAACTTCTGCTAACTGGACACAAATGTATCAGTGGGTTGAAGATATGGGTCATCATGCAAATATCTTCTATTCGGTTCTTAATAGTGCCATTCAGAATATCAACCATGAACAGATGCATCTACACCTTCAATCACAAAAAGCATATGCTGATTCCTTTTATGGTTGGGGTAGTAGAGAGCATCAGTGGAAAGCTTTTTTCACCTCTCTTCTCAATGAGCCAAGAGCCATTCAAAAACCTCAACAGTTTTTTGAATACAAAACGGGTTGACATTTTTTTCAAAGTGGTTTAGACTAAATTATAAACCACAAGGGATCTATCATGGCTGCTAAGTCGAATACCAATAAGACGATTGACAAAGTTTTTGTCGGTAAAGAACCTATCATTGCAGAAATTTTCAGTCGCAATGATTCGGAATTTGTCCGTGCCCTTAACTGGTACAATTATGTACATGACATCAGTGACGGTAAGCCTTGGCTTCTTCAGTGGATGAAGATGGAAAAGTTTGACAAGAGCTTTATCGAAGCCGTCCGAAAGACTGCTGATTGGGCAATTCCTACTACCATTTGTTGGGTTGCTCGGATGGCGATGAACGGCACCAAGTTTTCCGAGGCCAATATCGACTACGTTAAGGGTCGGATCAATGAAATCCATGCAAAGTATCTTCGGACTAAAACTGAAGATACTGATGAGACTACAACTAATGTAGTCTCCATTCAAGACCGAACCAAAGCTAAGGGTGACTACATTCTTACTCTAGCCGAGGAAGAAGTAGTTGATGGCTTTATGCTTGGTACTGGTCTTTCCATGTACCTCTTCCTCCAGAAGCATTCTTGCACTGCCGCGGCGGCAAACACTCTCCGTGCTCACTATATTAAAAGCCGAGATGAACTGTTCAGCGGTGATCCTCAGGTAAAGGAAGCATACGGTAAGGATCTCAAGAAATACCAGACCTTCTGGCAAGGCGTGATTGATGATATCGATCGGTACATCGGGAATAAGAAGGCAGTAAAGCCCAAGAAAGAAAAGGTAGTCAAGGTCAAGCCAATCTCTAAGGTAGTTGAAAAACTCAATTACCAGAAAGAAGATCCTACACTGAAGCTTGTCTCTGTTCTCCCTCAGGAACTTATCGGAGCTAAGGAACTTTGGACTTATAATACCAAGGAGCGAAAGCTTACGGTATTTTATGCAACCGGTCCTTCTGGTCTGAATGTCAAGGGTTCTACTCTACTTGATTTTGATGTAGAAAAATCAGAAGCAAAGCGCCTTCGTAAGCCTGAAGTCGTGGTAGCCGAAGTACTTAAGGCTGGTAAGGTTGCTATCCGAAAGATCATGGGATCACTTACTACTACATCGGTCAAACCTAACGGTCGTATAAATAACCAGACAATACTTTTGAGGGTTATTAAATGACCAATGTAGTAAAATTCCCTAAAGAAAAGAAAAATACTCCTCCACAGTCAATGGAAGAACTTCTATCTTCTGTGGAGGAAACAAGAAAAGAACAAATTGAATACTTGATGGATGAAATTCTATCAAACTCTATGCGTATCTTATATGAAGAAGGTTTTGATTTAACTTCAGAGCATTGTGTAAACTCTACAGCACTTTACGTTGAAGCCTTTAAAGCTGCAATTTACAGATCTGTAGGCTTTGAACATGGGCTACATGATGTAGCAGATCAGGTAATGGTTATTGTAGAAGATGAATCTGAAGAATCGGTTGACATTATTTCAGATTCGGAATAAAGTATATTATGTTAAACTGTGAAGGATATGTGACATTATTATCGTAGATCTCAACCAGGTTATGATTTCCAATTTTATGGTAACTCTTG